ATCCGAGAATCCGTGATGTGACCTGTGAACGGCCACCCAAGCAATTGGAGACCCTACAGTAGCATACACGCTAATAATGGATAATAACTTTTCGATCAACGGAGAAGTAGCGTATGACCTATGACTTAGTAATCGATGAAGACCTGCACTAATGCCAATTGGGCATAGCACCACGAATACCAAATAGGAAATAACAAGTAGGTACAGCTGGCCAGTAGAGATAGCATACCATACAGCAGCAATTGAGAGTAACAAGTTTATGAATTGAATACTTCTAATTTTTTGATTGGTGTTCATGATCCTTCCGGTAACTCCTGCCATTCTTCGTGCGTTATTGTTTTAGGATTCCATTGATTAAACACGCCCGGTTCTAGTTCAGTATAGACAAAGTTTTGCCAACACTTTTGAACCATCCAGGGGCAGGTTTGTATGTATCCTTCTGGCTCTTGCCAGATACTGCCGCTTGATTCTCTCATCATTTGTTTCCAACGGTTCCACCAACCTTTACCTCCACGCTGTCTATTTTGCATAGTAATGATGTAAAGATTGTAATTGTTAATTTCCATTAGAGGTTTAACAATCCGTTCATGATGAATTTTGTAAGACTCTACCATGTTGTGCCTTCCGCATCTAAATTCCGGAAAGAGGTAAAGCCTATTAGCCATACGTGCTACGTTTGGTGGGAACTTGCCATTGTTATAAGCACCAGCCATTAATATCGGCTTATTGGTTTCTTTTTGGTAGATCACAACATAGCCGCTGTGATCTTCGATGACAAGATTTTCTTTAGTATAGTTCTGCCTTAACCAGTTATCTTCCTCTAGACAAATAGAACGAACTCGTTCGAACTCGTCGCAAGTCTTGTGGTAGATTACATGGTAGGTGTTTTCATAAGAGTAAACGCTCAAACTATACCTCGTATAATGGTGTGGCCGGTAGGGTTTGAACCTACAAAGGCTGTGTCTAAGACGGCGCCCCATCCTCAACCCAAAGGGTGAGAGCTTTGCCTATTTGCTCACGGCCACATTGTTACTATACACTCTTTAAATTCTACGGTCAATGACTTTAAACTTAAATAGTAGCATATTATGCCTGTAAACTTTCAAAACATTCCATTCCAAAATATTGTTAGGTTTGGACAACGGACGATGTTAAGTCGTCCATTATTTTCTGTAAGCTGGATAATTGGACGGTTTTGTAACTATAACTGTAGTTACTGCTGGCCCTATGCAAGATCGGACAAGCCAGACCATTTACCCTTGGATGTGTATTTACATACTATTGATGAGATCAAACGACAAGCTAGGCAAAATGGTTTCACTGAGTTCCATTGGTCCTTCTCTGGCGGCGAACCTACTGCTTATAAACAATTGCCCGAACTTATTAGTCACCTAAACGACCAATCTCCTTACCAAAGCATACACATGACTACCAATCTTAGTCCCGGTAGCAAATGGTGGAAGTCTTGGTGCAAGGCAACATCTACCTTACAGCGTCGAAGTATTACAGCTAGCTTTCATGCCGAACATGCTCGCGAACAAGAGTTTGGAGATAAGTGTTTACAGTTGATCAACGACGGAGTAGGGTTGACTATTAATCAGGTCATGGTACCCGAACAGTTTTACGACCTTTACGAACGTTGTATTCGATTTAGTGAGCGGGGCATTAATGTTACTTTAAAACCTCAAAGCGACCTAACTGCTAGCCATGTGGTCGAAGGTTACACTGAGGAGATGATCCATCTTATGCGTGTGGGATTCCCTCAACTACAACAAGGCGAGGAGTATTACCAGATTGCTTTATATGACGATCAAGGACAAGAACATTTACTGGATCAAGCTGAACGATTTAATGCCTTTGGCTTTAACAAATTTCAGGATTGGACTTGTAATTCCGGGTACCAAAGTGTTATTATAAGAAGTAATGAGGTAAAAAGATCTTATAGCTGTCACGATGCTATTCTTGGAACACTAACAGATGGGTTTGAGTTGTTTAAATCTCCTGCCAAATGTATTACACCAAGTTGCGTTAGTTCTGCAGACAGTAAGATACCTAAATGTAAATGAATAGAATAGAGTTAGCAAACAACACAATTATTGAAATACCAGAAGGTCCTATTGGTATTAGTTGTTCAGGTGGAACTGACAGTTCTCTCCTTCTCTATATCTTGATGAAACATACTAAAGATCCCATACACATTTTTACTTTGTCAAATAATAAAAAAGGTAGAGCTAACGCTGTTGTTGTTCCCAGAGTAATAGAACGTTGCATTCAACTAACTGACAACATTAATGTAATACATCATTCTTATTATTCAGAAGATCAAACTGAAAGTAGTTTGTTTGACACACAAAGAGAATACTTAAAGTCTAAAACAATTAGCTGTGTGTTCTTTGGAGTAACTGCTAACCCTCCTAGTGATGTGGTATTTTCTTCAACTAGTACTGAAGAACGAGATCCTACAGTAATTAAAAATGAAGTCGACTACAACGGTTTCTTAAGAAGACCATTTGTTAATAAAGACAAAAAAACAATAGCAAAAATTTATACAGATTTAAATTTAATGGATACACTATTTCCAGTAACAAGAAGCTGCGAGCAATCAGGGATACTGGAATACTACGACCACTGCGGACAATGCTGGTGGTGTGAAGAAAGACAATGGGGATTTAATCGTGTCTGATAAAGTTAAAAAGTTTATAGAAATTGTAGAACAAAAAACAGGCACTAAAACTTTTTGCGTCCTTCCTTGGATTCATGTAGCTACTCGACCCAACGGTGATGCACGACTATGCTGCGGTTCTAATGCTAGTCAGGCAACTAACGGCATTATGGATGCTGGACTAGTTAAAAAGGAAGACGGCCACCCAGCAAACTTCGGAAAAGAAACTTTGCAAAGTGCGTGGAATAACGATTACATGAAGTCCGCAAGAGTTACGATGTTAGAAGGAAAGATTCCTTTGAGCTGTAACAAATGCTTCGAAGAAGAATCAAACGGCATTGTTAGTAAGCGTATATGGGAAAGCTATTACTGGAACAACGAGGGCATTGACTTTTCTGAGTTGGTTGCAGACACTGAAGCAGACGGAACAGTTCCTCCTACAATTAGATACCTAGATTTAAGACTAGGACATACTTGTAATTTAAAATGCGTAATGTGTACTCCGCACGATAGCAGTAAGTGGACACAGGACTACGACAAACTTATAAACAAAACTCGCAGCCCGATTATTCTAAAACAAATTAATTGGGACAAAGATACCTTTGACAACTACTGGTACGAAAAACCAGAACTGTGGGAAGAAATCTTTGAACAGATTCCTAACATTAGGCAACTATACTTTGCCGGCGGCGAGCCTTTAATGATTAAAGAACACAAGAGGTTCTTAGAAGAAATTATTCGACGAGGTTACGCAGATAAAATTACTGTTAGATATAATTCAAACGGTGTGCTAGTGGATGACTCTATTATCGAAATATGGTCAAAGTTTCGAGAAGTTAGATTTGCTTTTAGTATCGATGCTATTAGCGATCGTAATCATTATATTCGATATCCTGTTAGTTGGGAAGAAACTAAAACTGCATTACACAAATTAGATAATACTCCAGATAACATTAAAGTAGGTATTGCCTGCGCTGTACAGATTTTTAACATCAAGCACATTATTGATTTTGCTAAATGGAAAGTTCAGCAAAACTTTAAAAAAATTAACTTGTTTGAAGTATTTGGTATTCAAGCAGGCGGCGGCTTACTCAATATGCACATGCTTTACATTCCGACGTTCCTTAGTGCCAGGATACTACCCAAGGAAGATAAGGACCAGCTTGTTAAAGACTTTGCAGAATTTAAACAATGGTTGTGGGACAATTACCGTCAAGACGATGATTTCTGGAAACATAATCCTAACGGATGGAATCGTTGGGAAAGTATTTTAAAATTTGTTTTAGCAGAAGACCATTCAAATCTATTGCCGGATTTTAAAGAGTACGTAACAAATTTAGATAGCATTAGAAATATAAACGCAAAAGAAATATTTCCGGAGTTGGCACACTTATTATGATGATCGATACAGAGCACCTACATCACTGGATGCAGGCTATCCGACAAAGCCCAGATCCTATGCGTACAATGGACGCATTCTGGTCAGGACAACTTAAGAGCAAAGAATGGTTGATTACTAATCTTCGCAAACACGTTAACAAATTTGTTAGCGTAGACATACACGGCGGTTGGGTTGGAGTGTTAGCAAGTATGCTGTTTCAAAGTGATGTGCCTGTGCTGAATATTCGAAGTATTGACATAGACCCTTCTTGCGAACCTATCGCTGTTAATATGAACAAGCTCGAAGAAATGGTAGGGAAGTTCCGTGCAGTCACAGCAGACATGTGCTCTATCCGAAGTGATGCAGATGTTGTAATTAATACAAGTTGCGAACACATTACACAAGAACAATACGATACTTGGTTAAGTGGGATGCCTTATAACAC